TGGTGATGGTAATAGTGCAGGGTTTCTTTTCTTTGAAACTGCTGATGGATATCGTTTTAAATCTATCGAGGGATTATTTAAACAAAAGAAAAAAAAGTCTTATGTATTTACTAATAGTCCTGATGGGATTAAAGGAATCCCTGCTGGTTATGATGGGAAATTATTAGATCATCAATCAGATACCACTATTAATATTCAATCAAAGATGAATATGGGTGCATACAAAACTAAGATAGTTCTATTCGATACTTACGATTGCAAATATCAAGTTGAAGAACAAACTGCTGAACAGGTTAAGAAGAAGGTTGAATTAGCTGGAAAAGATCTTCCTAAATTTAATAAAAAGTTTGATACTGTTAAACATGATTTTACTAGAACAACTTTGTATGTGGTTGATAGTGGAACTTTACCTGGCGGTAACACTGAAGAACAAATAAAAAAGAATAAAGAAGATAATTTTAAAGCAATTAAAACATTAAATCAATCTATCCGTAGATACAATCAACTTTTTTCTGGTATGATGGAAGTAACCATTGCTGGAGATTTTAGTTTACATGCAGGAGATGTAATTTTTGTTGACATATTTTCCGTGGATGCTGAAAAAAGTGATACGGTAAACAAGGAAAGTGGAGGTCTATATATTATAGCTGACCTATGCCATTATGTTAGCAATGACGGAACTTATACTAAAATGAATTTAGCAAGAGACTCCTTCGGGAGAAAAGGTAATCACAGTAACAATAGGTAACTATCATGGAACAAACTTACCACCCAAACATAGCAGATGATGGAAAAGAACATGTCAATCATGACATGCATGTGTATACAAAAGAAGATTTGAAAATGCACAATGAACCATTTCATCATCATTCAGAGGATGAAATCGAACCTAATGAAGGTAAGATAAACGACTGGCACAAGAGACATGAAGATAAAACCTTAGAAATCTTCTGTGACAATCATCCCGATGCATTCGAGTGCAGAGTATACGACGATTAAAGTATGGAGTCGTCATTATTTAATTCTGGTTTTTTAGGAGGGAGTTTTCATTGGTTTATAGGCCAAGTCTCTGATGATTCGACATGGAGAGAAAATCAAAACCCTAAAAAATTTAAAAAAGGTGAAGATCTACCTGCATGGGGATACAGATATAAAGTTAGAATCATAGGTCAACACGAGCAAGAAGAGTCAGATATAACTGCAGAACAACTTCCTTGGGCTCAGGTAATGTATCCTGTGACTGCTGGAACTGGACATGGTGGATCGTATCAAACACCTGCGATACGTCAAGGTAGTTTTGTGTTTGGTTTTTTTCTTGATGGTAAAGATCAACAAGTTCCCATGATCATGGGTTGTCTTGGAAACAATATAAAAACAAAACTTGAGAGAAAAACAGGAACCGAAGGTAGTGGTGGTAAAAACTTCACACCATTCAGTTTCTTCTCTAAGATGTTGAGACCAGAACCTAATGAACAAAAAAAACTTAAGGACGCAGATTTTTCACCAAAACAAAATGGAAATGAAGCATATAGTTCACCATCAAGTGGAAATGTATCTAAAGAATCAAATGATGCAAATAATTTATATTCAATAGCAGATGAAAGACAAAAATATACATTAGAGGAGAAACATGCACTTGCTTGCCCTAATCCAGAAACTCAATCTGATGTAAAAAACATACAAACAGTTATAGAAACAGTGTCTGCAAAGATAGAGAGGTTTCAAAAATCGTTACAAGACGCTGATCTTGCTGCTGGATTGCCCATAGTAGATAATGCTAAAGACATAGACAAAGCAATTCAAGATGCCTCTGAGGAGATGTCAAAATATATGAAAGGAACTATGAACAAAGTTCAACAGTTCACCACTAAAGAATTTAATGAAAAATTAGCACCAGTAATAAATCTAGCACCACCATCACATACACTAGAAATTCTACAAAAAAAAGTAGAAGGATTGGAAAAGATCGCTTGTATGTTTAACGGCATGGCAGGTCTTGCTCTCGCAGGACTAATCGCTGCTGCATTAAAGAAAGCATTTAATAGAAAGAAAAAGAAAGCAGAGCAAGCAGCAGCTAATGCTTCTGTGTCTGAAGCAGGAGTTGTTAATGCGACTCTAGCAGCTGGAATAGGAACAGGTGCAGTCTCTGCAGGAGTTGTTGGTATAACCTCTTCTCAAACGATACCAACGATTCCTGTATTAACAACACCTGGCTCTAATGACGTTCCACCACCATCTGCAGATGGATTTTATAGACCAACTCCTTTATGTGAAACAGAAGAAATAATTGGTGAAGTTTTGGGAGGAACAATCAATACTATTCTACAAGGATTTGATGATGCAATTGGCCCTGTGGTTGATGAGGTTCAAAATGCTTTAGGTGGGTCATCAACTGAAACAGGATCAGATGATGTAGGAATAATCGATAATGCTATAAGTGAAAACAATGTTCTTTCTGCACTATCATCTGGAGATTTAGTTCTAAGTATATCTCAAACATTAGCAGATCAATCTGGAATTGATCCTACAAAAATTGGAGGTGCAAATCGTTTCTGGGCAGATGGAAATTATGGTCGAGGATTAGTTTCCTTTATAGATGCTGCTGGACAAAATACATCTACTAATCAATCTTTAATTGCGGAGGCTTTATCATTAATAGATGATAAAGGAAATCCAAACGGCATCGCAGCAGGATTATCTTTAGCATCAAATATATTAGGTGCTAATGAAAATTTATTGACTGGAATTGGTAATGCTTTTGAAGCAATTAGAAGTGGTAATATAACAAATTTAATTTCTGCTGCTGGTAATCTTGCATCATTTAATCCTAGAATATTAAATGCTATTGCTGGTAGAGGTGCTGCTCTTGCTGGTGCGATACCAAGTGGTTTGGGTTTAGGTGCATTAGGTGGTATGAACTTTGATATTGCATCATCACTGAGTTTTGTCAATTCTATAACTAAAATATTTGATTGTGATCCTAAACCAGAGTGCTCACCAAATGATACTCATACCATGCAAAGTGGTGGTGGATCTTCTGAGAAACCTAGTACATCTGGTGTTGCGGAGTCTGCAAAAATTACTTCTAGTTCTGTTAAAGAAAGAAAATCTTATGGAACTAGTGTAGAAAAATCTAATTCTAGTGGAGATGGTGTTACGATTAAGAAAGTATTCACTAAACCACAATCAAGAAAAACTGATTTAACTAATTTGGTTGGATTTGTTAATGGCAAACCTTACTATGGCCCATTCCACCTTCACATGAGAGATAGTGGAGAGAGAGTTATCATGGTTGGTGCTGCACATACATCTGCGAAGCATGCTGTTATATACAAGACAGAGAATGAGAGTCTTGCCAATCCATTTGTGGAGGAATAATGCCAATATCACAAACGTCATTTAATAATATTAAAGTAGGATACATCAGTGAAACTGAGGGATATGTTAGAGATATATCAATCGCTGATGCAAATGCTTATGCAGAACTAAATCCAGAGACAGAATTTATATTCATAGATGGTGATGAGAAAGTTAGATTTTTGACAATTAGTGAAGTCAATGCACTAACTCCCAAAAATTTACTAAGATCAGATCCTTGTTTAACTGGTGATCAACTTTGTGGGCCACCCAAACTTAAATTCTTTGGTGGTGGTGGTGTTGGTGCAATCGCTAATCCAGTTGTAGATATTAATGGTAATTTAATCGCAGTTGATCTTGTAAGTGGTGGTTTTGGATATACTTCATCACCACAAGTTCAAGTTCTCGATCCATGCAACATAGGTAGTGGTGCTGTGCTTGAAACTGAAATAGAAAACGGAGTTGTGGTAAAAGTAATTGTCAAGGATAGTGGTCAGGGTTATTTGCCACCACCACAAACAGTTCCACAATATCCTGCCGTGATAGAACTTACAGGTGTAACTGTCACAAATCCAGGCTTTAATCATAATTGTGGTGTTGATACAATAGAAATAATACCAAGTAATGGATCTACTCTTTCATATAATTGTGATCCGTTTGGTAAAATAAAATCTGTATCTGTAAACAAAGGTGGTAGATTCACAGAGTTACCACAAATCAGAATGAATACAGAGACTGGATTCAATGCGACTTTTGTTCCTGAGTTTAATGTTATTCGTGATCCAGAACCAATAGATCCAGTGGTAACTCAAGCAGATTTAGTTCAAGTCTTTAACCTTGTTGGGTTAAATATAAATGGATACGTTGACGGTAAACCTTACTATGGAAATGTTTACTTTGTAGATGGTGTCAAATTTGCAGGAACATCTGATAAATCTGGAACTAATATTCAAGTCTACAATACTAGACTTGATAGTTTACAGAAACGTGATACAGGTGCTAGAATTGTTTCAGATCAAATAGAAGAAGCACAAGTTGTAGTGGAAGAACAGCAAGACACTGTAGAATCTATCAGTTCCCCTTCAAGAGGATCTTACTCTACAACACCGACGAGTGCACCAGCAACACCAGCGACCACCACAACACCAGCATCTGGAGGAACTTATTCTGCACCAGCAACACCATCAACACCAGCACCAGCAACACCATCAACACCAGCACCTCCATCATCTAGTCCACCTAGCAGTGGCGGTGGCGGTGGCTACGGAGGAGGATACTAATGTCTGAGAAAAAGAATTTTTGGAACCAAGTTATCAGTGCCATGAATGGTGCTATTACTTTTGGAAAGTTAAGTTCAAAAGGTGATGTCACTTCGAGTGTTCACATTCAAGCACTCGATGGTAGACATTTCATGTCATTTGATGAGGATGGGCCTAGAACAGGATTTACATTATTAAATTCACCTGGTTCAACCTTTATTCATAGTGGTGAGGATTTGAAACAAGAGCAAGAAGCAATCATGATTCTTGCAAAGAATGGTGACATACATTTAAAAGCAACTAAAGGTAAGATTAAATTAGAAGCACTTGATATTGAATTGATTGCTAATGGTAACGCTCCACAGGGTGTCATTTGGGCAAACGCATACGAGACCTTGAAACTTGACTCAAAAAATGTTACAATAGATGGAAAGCAATCTTTAAAAATTATGACATCGGGTTTGCTAACTATCAGAGGAGGTCTTGGAACTCAGTTATTAACTCCCCTCTTAGAGGGAGTCTCTCGTGCATTAGCGAAAGATAGATTACCAGAACCTGGAAAAGTAAACATAGTGGTGCAGGATTAACATGGCATTTTCATTCGACGAAATATTCGCATATGGTGGGCAACTTATAGTTGCTGCGAAAAAGGTAGTTCCTAATGCTTTAGGAGTAGGATTATCTAAAATAAGTCATTCTACATATATTCAAGGTAATACTCAGATTGGAAAACCAGATGCTTTCTCTGATGCTAGTGCTACTTTAATGGTTGGTAGAGAGGAAACTAAAGGAACAAGTCTTGCAATAAACACGAAAGGTAATCAAACGATAGATGGTGATGGTGGAACTCCTAACGGTCTATTGGTAAGTGGTGGTTCTTCAGTTGACGCAGTTTACGTAGTTGGTGATATGTATGTCACAGGTAAAGTAGATTGTGGTAACAAAGGGAGACTTGCATCAAGATTTGCAGCTGCAGACGCTTCACCTAAACCTTTCGACATAAAACATCCTAGTAAAAATGGATATAGATTAAGATATGCTTGTATTGAAGGCCCAGAAGTTGGTGTCTATTATAGGGGAAGAGTTAGAGGGGAGAAAATAATAAAGTTACCAGATTATTGGAAAGATCTTGTTGACGTTGAGAGTATATCAGTTCAACTGCAACCGATAGGAGCACATCAAGATGTGATAATTAAAAGATGGGATAGTGAATTTGTATATCTACAAGCACAAGGTGGATTGCCGATCAATTGTTTTTATCACATCTATGCTGCTAGAAAAGATGTAAATCCATTATATGTTGAGTATCAGGGAGATAGTTGGAAAGACTATCCCGATCCAAACTTTAATCCAGATACTGCACCAGATACACCAAATTATAATGATCCAGAATATAGAACTAAGAGAAACACCATAACAATTTGAAGAAATTAATCTATATACAAGATAATTTTTTAGATTCATCTTTATGCAAACCCTTCATAGATCTTTTCAGTGTTAATAAGGAGGATCGTTCTTTAGATGCTGTAACACACTCGGATCCAAATGAAACTTTGACATATATGCCAGAGTTTAAATTTGATAAGAACTATGGTGCAAAATATCTTGGTGGAAATGTAGATCCAATCACGTTAAATATAACTGATGATGAACTGTTTAGTAGTGTCATTAATAACGTTACTGATCTCTGCAAAACATTTGAAAGTGAAATAATATTAGACTATGTGGGAGTAGTTAGATGGCCTATCGGAACATTTATGAAACCACATGTTGATGATAATAATGTTCACAAACCAGATGTATTTGCTGCTATGCTTTACTTAAATGATGATTTTGATGGTGGATCTACTGTATTTGAAGATATTGAAGTCAAACCAAAACAAGGTAAATTAGTTATATTTTCTAATTCTCAACATCTTCATTACGTAAGTAGGGTTGACAAGAGTGAGAGGTATGTGCTATCCTTTTGGTATAGTAAACCCTAATCCAATGACTGAAGAGTATTTGTCACGCTGTGTTGTTGACCCAATGAAGCGTAAGATCTTCCTCTATTCAAGTGAGGGTGATGAGAAGGTGGTTAGTTGTGAAACCATGGATCAGTTCATGAATTTACTAGAGATGTGTCGTAATAACCTTGATGAAGACACCCTTGCTTACGCGAACCCACTTTAGCCAGGGAAAAATAGCTTTTAATTACCAAAAAAGGCGGAAAAAAATTCCGCCAATTTTTTTGCCCTATTAGATTTTTTATAAATACATTGAAAGGTAAAAGTATACAAATAAAATGGGTCTTTCCAGATTAGAGAACTTTTTAAAGAACGTGCGAGGCAACATTTTATATGTAAGCCCGAACGATTTGGATGCGACTGATAGTATTGAGAATAAGGGTAATTCTCTAACTCGCCCATTCAAGACTATTCAAAGAGCATTAATAGAAGCAGCAAGATTTTCATATCAGTCAGGATTGAATAATGACAGATTTGCACAGACTACTGTATTATTATATCCTGGCGATCACGTTATTGATAACAGGCCAGGATTCATTCCTGATGGATCAGGTAATTTTAGAACTAGATTCGGATCAACCACATCTGACTTTTCTGCATGGGATTTAACAACAAACTACGAATTAGCAAATGTAAATAATGCCCTATTCAAGATGAATAGTGTTCATGGTGGTGTAATTGTTCCTCGTGGAACATCTATCGTTGGATTAGATTTAAGAAAAACAAAGATAAGACCAAAATTCGTTCCTAACCCATTAAACGACACAGTTGACAGTTCTGCCATATTTCGTGTAACTGGTGCTAGTTATTTTTGGCAATTTTCCATATTTGACGCAGATCCTAACGGTGTTGTATATCTTGACTATACTGAAAATACGTTTAGACCCGACTTTTCGCATCATAAACTAACTGCCTTTGAATATGCAGATGGTGTCAATAAAGTAAGAATTAACGATACATACCAAACTTACGGTTCTAACACAAGAACTGATCTTGACATGTATTATGAAAAGGTTGGTTTAGTCTATGGAGTCACATCAGGTCGTCAAATTGAACCAGACTACCCATCTACAGGATTAGACATTCAAGCAAAAATTGATGAATTCCGTATTACAGGGCCTAAGTCTGGATCAGTTGGTATTAGTAGTATTAAAGCAGGAGATGGAGCAACAGGATCAAACGTCATCACGGTTACAACCAACTCTGCACTATCAGGTGTTGACGTTGACACTGCAATTGTAATTGATGGTATTACGGCTACTGGATATGACGGTCAGCATGTGGTTACTGATAAAGTAAGTGATACAATCTTTAAATATAGTGTTCAAAATACACCATCTAACGCACTTCCTTCAGTATCTGGATCTTCAGTTGCATTAACGATTGATACTGTAACATCAGCATCTCCATACATTTTCAATATTTCACTCCGTTCTGTATTTGGCATGAGTGGATTACTTGCAGATGGTAATAAAGCATCTGGATTTGCATCTATGATGGTTGCTCAATTCACAGGAATCGGTCTACAAAAAGATAACAACGCATTTTTAAAATATAATGCAACCACAGGTGCTTATGATGATGGCACTGTAACTGGTAATGAGAGTTTAAATACAGATTCAAGAGCAGTATATAAACCATCTTACTCAGGTTCACACATTAAAGCAATAAATGGTGCAACCATTCAGGCTGCATCTGTGTTTGCGATTGGATATGCAGAGCATTTCTTAGCAGAAACTGGTAGTGAGATGTCAATCACTAACTCCAACTCAAACTTTGGAGCAAAAGCACTGGTTTCGGAGGGATTCAAGAAAAATGCATTCTCTCAGGATGATATCGGTTATATTACACATATCATTCCACCAAAAGAATTCTCAACCATTGATAAAACTGTTGAGTTTCAAACTTTAGATATCGCCACAACGGTTGGTGTCACCACAACCACTGAACGTCTGTATTTGAAAGATCAGACCAACCCATCAGTCAAACCTGAGAATATCCTAGATGGATATCGAATTGGTGCAGGAACTTCTGATAGATTACATGTTCTACTTCCTATCTCTGCTGGTGTTACATCAGAGTTTAGTTCTAGGATTGTGATGCCTAACTCACAATCAAGTGGGGAGAAATCATTTAAAGTCAATAGAAGTGCTGCTGGTATCAACAGTATTACAAGCAATCAGTTAGAGTTAACAGCTGCACACACCTTTGAAAACGGTGAATCAATCAGAATTATAAGTCAAGATGGATCATTACCTGATGGATTAGAGTCAAATCAGGTATATTTTGCGATCACAACTGGTATATCAACTAATATTGGTCTTAAGGTTGCTAAGACACTATCTGATGCAGAAAATACATCTGCATTGACCATTAACAATCTTGGTGGAGAGTTAAAGGTAGTAAGTAGAGTATCCGATAAGAATTCTGGTGATATTGGATCTCCAATACAATTTGATAATGTTGTCAAGAATCAATGGTATATTAAAGTTGGTATTGATACCACAGATTCTGGTGCAACAAATAAAGACACTATTTACAGTTATTTTCTAAATCAAGGAACAGCAGGATTAGGAAATGCATCACCTAGGGCTTATATAAAGAGAAAGTCTGATGAAAGAAAAGAATCTGATACAACATATCGTTTAAGATATGTGATTCCTGCATCAACAGGAGTTGCAGTTGCAAGACCACCACAAAATGGTTACATCATTCAAGAATCTAATACTTCTATTGGATCTACAACTGCTGAAGTTCAAACATACTTTGGATCTGAGAACTTTACTAACGTCAATCAACAAAGAAACTTTAGATTCATATCTAATGCAAACTATACAACAGGTATATCTACATTCATAACAGATCTACCTCATGATTTATCTGTAGGATCTTTAGTTGAAACTATTAACGTAAAGAGTTCTAGTAATAGTACTGGTTTAGGTAACTCTGGATACAACGGAACATTCCGAGTCACAGGTATCACGAGTGCAAGAGGATTTACAGTTGGAATGTCAACAGATCCTGGCTCATTTACCACAACAGATATTCTTACCAGAGATACAACTCTACCACACTTCAAGAGAAAAAATTACAAGAACACATACTACATACAAGATTCTGAAGAGGTTCAAGAGTATATCAGTGGAACACAGGATGGTATCTACTACCTAACAGTATTAAATTCATCTATATCTCCTACAGTTTCTCCATTTACAGGAGAGAAGTTTACTCAACCAATCAAGTTCTTATTCCCACAGGTCAATCGTGATAATCCTGTTGCAGATCCAGATGCATCTAGATCACATGCACTTTCAAGAACGATTGGTGAGACAACAATCAACGATGTTAGAAAGAGTCTTACAAAAGAGGCCTTAGATACATTCTTACTTGATCAGGGTGTTGGTATTGGAGTCACTAACATTATTACATCTGCTGGTATCAAGACAGATGGAAATAAGATACCTGTAGATCATTTCCAATATCCACTCTCAAAAGTTCATACAATCTTTACAGAAACTGATCATGGATTAAATGGAATATCCTCAGTTAGTATCGCAAGTAGTGGTGCTGGATACGGAACTGGTGGTGGAACAGAGGAAGTTTACTTTAATGCACAATTAGTCAGTTCTGAGAATCTTGGAGTTCCTCTTGCTGCTGGAGGTGCAGTTGGTATCGGATCTACCACAGGTGTATCTGCAACTGCGAAGGTAACAGTTGATAAGAACAGTGGAGGTATCACTAATCTTGTCGTGATGAATGCAGGTAGTGCTTTTGGTGTTGGTAATACAATGTATGTTGCTGGTATCACCACTCATAAGAGTAATGTTGGAACTGGTCTCAGCCCTGCGAAGGTTATAATCACAAGAGTTAATAATAATGTAGGTGATGTGATCAGAATCTCTGGTATCAGATCTGATTCATATTCACAATATAATGACATATATCGTATTCAGAGCATCGCAGTCGGTGCTGCTAAGAGTTTCAGTGTCATTGGAAATAAACCAATAACAGGTGTAACAACTGCTGGAATAGGAACAGTTGTCGCAGAAAATGCGTTATTCACATTAACAGGAAAACCAATTGGAATTAGCACATACACGTATGATGTATTGTCAGGAGTTGCTACAGTTGGAACATCAACCTTCCATGGATTGAGTGTAAATTCAAAAGTAACGATTGAAAATAGCTTCGTTGGTGTTAGAACTGATGGCGACACCACAGTGCTTCCTTTAGCAAGAGAATTGGGTAACTTCACTGGAGACTTTGTAATTAATAAGGTTGGTGGTGATCAAAGGTTTGAAGTTAATCTCGGTATTGCTGTTACAACCACGACTACTTTATCTGTTGGTTCATCAATGTTTGTGATGCAGAGAGGATTTGCATCAAATGATGGAATACCAACAGTAGAGAACGAGAGTCTAAGTGGTAGAATGGTTCCAATGTATGATGGATTCCAAGCATTCTTGACCACTGCGATGACCAAGACAACAACAAATATGGATGCTGTTGCCTTTGATGCCACAGATGAATTTAATATTGGTCAATACTTTATGATTGATGATGAGATTGTAAGAATCAAGTCTCAACCATCAAACCCACTAGTTGTCTTCCGTGCAGTTCTAGGAACTAGAGCAGCAGCACACGCTGCCAAGTCTGTTCTTCGTAGAATCAATCCACTACCAGTTGAATTAAGAAGACAATCTATTAACAGAGCAACAGGTCATACATTTGAATATCTTGGTTTTGGGCCTGGAAACTACTCCACTGCATTGCCAGAGAGACAGGATCGTAACCTATCAGAGGCAGAAGAGTTACTTGGTCAATCTCTTAGAAAAGATGGTGGTATCAACTACTTCTCTGGAACTAATGATAGAGGTATCTTATTTGCTGGTAACAAGAAACTAAATCCAATCACTGGTAAGGATGAGATATTCAATACTCCAATCAGAACGGTCACAGGTGAAGACATCTCTGTTAAGAAGGGAATCAACATAGTCAAGGCAACGGAAGGAGACTTCTCATCATCTATCAATGTTGATGGTGGTGATGAGGGTAACATACTCTCTGAGTTCAAAGGCCCTGTAGTCTTCAACAACAAGGTGACATCAACATCATCTAAGGGTGTTGAGGCAACATCATTATTCTTACAGGGAAGTGCAACAGTTTCTAGAAAATACACTGTTGGAATCGCAACTCCAACATCTGCAGGAACTGCTGGTGACATAGAGTTTACAAATAATCCACAAGGTGGTAAGTATCTTGGATGGGTGTACACAACGGACAATGCATGGAAGAGATTTGGTAGCATAAGCACTGCCACGAACTTTGACTTCCACTCATTCGATGCTGTCACATCTCCTATCTTTAACCCAACTGGTATTGTAACTGCTAGATTTGAAAGTAATGTGTCTATGGGTGCATCACTTGGTGTAGGAACCGTGTTCTCAAGAGGTGCTGTTGATTTCGGTAGTGCTGGTTCTGTCACTGAAAGATTTGCAATTATGCCTAGAGTCACAACGACTGAAAGAAATGCTTTGGCTGGTATTCAAACTGGTTCAATCATCTATAATTTAACCACTTCTAAATTCCAAGGATATGCCTCTGGAGCATGGGTTGATCTTCACTAAATAGAATTGATAAATAATAAGAAAACGTTAGGGGGAGAGTGAACCCGAAATGGCAATTAATAAGAATTTTGTCATAAAAAATGGTATTCAAGTCTCAACAGACTTGATTATAGGTGATACAGACAATAATAAAGTAGGTATAGGAACTACCATACCAGGTTATGACCTCCATGTTGGTAGAGGTAGAAAAAGTAGAGGTGGTATAGGTGCAACTGATTTAGTTGTAACTGGTGTCGCAACAGTAACTAATCTCAATGTTACTGGAATATCAACGTTTGCAGGTGCTTTAGACGTAAATAGCACGGTAGATTTTGCTGGTGATGTAGTTTTCAATGGCACAAATGACATCACATTTGATCAATCTGAAAGTGCCTTAGTATTAAATGATGGTGCGGCTCTTAGAGTAGGAACTGGATCTGACTTCTCCATCTCACATGACGGTAGTAATACAATATTAAGAGAAAATGGAACAGGTGATCTACAAATATATGCCAGTAGAATAGAATTAGGTGGTGCTAGTGTTGATGAAACAACAGCAGTATTCACTGAAAATGGTGCTGCAGAATTATATTTTAATAATACGAAACGTTTTGAAACTGTAGGTCATGGGGCTACAGTTTTTGGTGATTTTATAGTTTCTGGTGTAACAACAACTGCAAGTTTAAAAGTAACTGGTATATCTACATT